ATGATCAATTAGGTAAGTTGAAAATATCTGGTGATGAAACTGTTGAGTTATCATACAAAGCTCCAGGTGGAGAATCTGCCAATTACAAATTTGCTTTACATGCTCTTGAAGATGTTAAATCAGAAGGAACACAAAAAGCTAAAACGTATGTACTAAAAGTTGTTTCTGAAGAAGCTTTACACGCTAAAACAAATTATGTCCAGAAAAGCTTTAATTCTCCTATTTCAGATATGGTAAAAGATATTCATAAAAACTTTATGAAGAGCGAAAAGCCTCTTGAAGTAGAAGATACTAAAGGTAAACAGAAGATAATTGTAAGCCATCAAAATCCATATAAAGCAACTGATATGGTTCGTCGTCGTGGTATATCTAATGAAAATAAATCATCTGCTTTTCTTTTCTTTGAAACTAGAAATGGTGGCGATCAAACTTTCAAGTTTACCACTATCGAAAAGCTTTTTAAAGAAAGTACAATTAAAGATTTCCAACAGTCAGACGCTATTAATAGTAGTATTATGAATCAAGCTGATAACAACATAATTGCATATCAAGTACCTAAGCAGTTCTCATCAACTGATCGTATTGAAACAGGCGGTAAGAGAAGAGTAACAACATTCGATATACGTACACATACATATAAAACAAAAGATATCGATACTAATTCTACTGACTATAAAACTGGTGGTACTGGCTCTTATGATTCGTCTGAATTTAAATCGAAATATTTAAATCCTAAGATCCCACCACAGTCTATGATACCAGTTGACACTTCTCAAAGACCAGTAACAAACATACCTGAACAAACAGCTGATCAACAATCTTTCCTAGCATCATTGATGCAAAACGCAGTAAAAATTAGAGTTTATGGTGATACTAAACTAGCAGCTGGATATATGATAAATGCAGCTATTCCAAATAAAGTAAGTACAACTGACAATAGCGAAACTGATCCTATGCTATCTGGTAAATTCCTTATTTCCAGAATACATCATCAAATAGGAACTGCTGGCGAGCGTCCTAGATATACATGCGTTATGGAACTGTTAAAAGGTAATCTTGAGGAAGGCGTATAATGACAGAAAGAGATTTCGGTTCAGATAAATGGATTGCTACAGTAGTAAACGTAAATGACCCTGATCAATCAGGTCGTGTACAAATACGTATCATTGGTAGACAAGATGATAGAGAAAATATCAAGGACGAAGATCTCCATTGGGCTATTCCAAAGCAACCAATTACATCAGCTGCGTTTGGTAAAATTGGTCAAACACCATTAGGATTAGTAAAAGGTTCTAAAGTATATGGAGAGTGGTTTGATAGAGACCACCAACTACCTATCATTACTGGTAGCTTGGGTAAAGCTGGTGATCCTAAAGAAGGTGGCGATACTACAGATGGTATTCCTGAAATAGACATCAAGAAAGGTAGCATCCCAGGCGCTGCTCAAAACTATTCTGATCCAACACCGAATTATCCATTCAGTAATTTGTATGGCAGTAAAATTGATATTAATAAAATCAATAACGAAGATGGTTATAAAACTATCGCTACATATACACCAGCTACTGGTGTTGATAATAAGGTTGCTGTTGATGAAAAGCTAAAAGAGCCTAAAAAGCCAACTACTGCATCAGCTAGTAAAGAAGATAAATCTGATGTTCTTGATGTAGTTAAACAAGTAGACCCTGATAAGAAAAGTCGTGTATTACCAAATGCAGTCGATGGGTTTTCACAAGTTCAAAAAATGATGAGTATGACTAGTCCTAATGGTATTAGTAAGCTTATGAGCGGTGGTCTACAAGGCGCTATTGGCGAATTAACTAAATCGATTGGTCTTAATAATGTTCTTGGTCCATTAACAAAAGTTTTAAGTGGTAGTCAGCTTCCACCAGTTGTTCAAAACGCATTACGTTCTGCTCTTTCTACTGTTATGAAAACAGCTATGAGTAATGGTGGTAGTTATAATCATAGTGCTATAAGTACAACCGTTCCTAAAATTAATCCAGTTAAAGGTTCGCCACCAGACAAATTGATTGTAGCAGTAGCAGCTTCAACATTTGTTCAACAATATTTTGCTTTGGATAGCGAGCCATATCCTGGTTACATTCAATGGAAAGATTCTTCTAGTGGAGCTATTAATTACACATTAAGAGGTAGCGAGCCTCATTATCCTACTGCACAAGCACATGTACATGCTAATTCAGCAGCACAATTAATTTCTACGATTGGTCCTATTCTTACAAAAATATCACAGAGTAGTTCTATAACATCTGGAGATATTACAAAGCTTACTTCTGCGCTTACTGGTCATACTAATGTATTATCAGCTGATGCTCTTACTAAAGTTCTTGGTAAAGGCGTTGATCTCAAGAGTATTATTGGTCTTGCAAGTAAGCTTATACCTAATCTATCAAAAGGTATTAATGGATTGATGAGCGGACATCTACCACAGTCTGTTTTAGATTCAGGTAAAGTAGGCGCAGCGATGAATGATTATACTAAAAATCAATCGCTGCTTGCTATGAAGAAAAAAGAAATGGAAAAAACAGTTGATGCTGAGCCAGCAGAACAACAGGATGCTCAAATAAAAGCATATAATGATGCTCAGGCTACAGCAAACGAACCTGGTTATTCTGGTGTTAATGGTCAAGTATTAGCTGAAGCTACTGGCACAGCTGTACAAGGTCCAGAAGATTATGGATTTACAGCAGCATCTAGTCCAGTAGCTGGTTATTATTAGGAATAAGTTATGACAACAGAATACGATCCAAATAACGCTCATCCTAAAATACCTTTCAAAGGTAAATACCCAAATTTACATGTGTATCAAGATCATGCACATCAGGTATTAAAAAGTTTAGATCCAGGCAATGAATGTTTATTTGAAGTATTACCAACAGGTAATTACACTGGTCATGGTCCTGATGGAGCTCAGGTTAGCGTAACTGTAGGTAAACAACACACCTATAATGCCGACGGCACTTCACAAACAACTGATGGTCATAGCGACACTAAAGTAAGCGGAACTAAACGAGATGCTACAGAAGGTGGTAGTCACTCAGAAACTGCTGGTAATCAGTATACTGGTGGTGGCGGTACTAAGATCGAATCTACCAAGGATTCTCAAATAAATCAATCTGAGGGCGATGGGTTCCATGTTACAAAGGGTAACATAGTTACTGATCATACTGGCTCAGCAAACCATAATTATAACGGTGATTTGGTACAACAGGTTACTGGTCATAAAGTAGATATGATTAATGGTGAGTATGGCGTTCATATATCAAGCGGTAATTATGATATGCAGCTTGATGATGGTAAGGCTAGACTTAGAGCTTCTAATGATATTTTAATTGAGAGTGATACTAAAATAACATTGAAAGTTGGTGGATCAACTATAACTATCACACCTTCGAACATTACAATTATCAGCTCCAGAGTGGACATTAATCCATGAACCACAAGTTTATTATATTAGATAATGGCGTTCTCTACACATATACTAAATATGAAGATATACCCGAATCTTTTGATAATGTTATACAGTTTTTGCCCGAGATTCCTGAAGGACCACATACTCACGAAGAGCATGATATAATCGATCAGTGGAACGATAAGCTAAAAGAGCTTATGAAAAGGGAAAAGAAATAATGCCAGCAGCAACAAGAATAGGTGATGCAGACGTATCTCACTGTTCAGGTATGACAAGAGCGCAAGGTTCTCCTAACGTATATGTAAATGGAATTGCTTGGAGTCGCCAAGGCGATGTTAACACAACACATTTACTACCAGGTGGTATATTTTGCCCTTCTCATGCTGCACCTATAGCTTCTGGTTCTTCAACAGTATTCATTAATGGTAAAGGTGCTGGTAGAATTGGTGATGGTATTTCTGGTTGTACTTCAGTAGCAGCTGGTTCTCCTAACGTGTTTGCAGGAGGATAAAATGGTAGCTACAAGAGCAGATAAGTTTACAGAATTACAAAAGCAAGAGTATTTCTCCGACTTTCTAAACAACTTCGATAGTCATCCTATCAACAATTCTCTTGCAAAAGTTATTAATGAAAACTCTGTTAAACAATCTATCAGAAATTTAATACTTACTAACCTCGGAGAAAGATTGTTTCAGCCTACTATTGGTTCTAATATATTTCGTTCTCTTTTCGAACCAAATGATATTATTACAGCTGAAAATATAACTGCCTTTACAAGAAGCACTATTTCTCAAAATGAACCAAGAGCTTTGTTACTAGAAGTAAATGTTTATTCAAATCCCGATCAAAATTCTTTTAATGTCAACGTTGTTTTTTCTCTAATAAATAATAATACACCAATTCAACTATCCGTAATTCTCAAAAGAGTAAGATAATGGCAAATAGCTCGTTAAGCCTTGTATCATTAGATTTCGACGCTTTAAAATCGAATTTTAAATCGTATTTGAAGTCTCAAAGTGCATTTAGAGATTACGATTTCGAAGGTTCGAATATGAACGTTTTGCTCGACGTTCTTTCATATAATTCATATTTGAACTCTTTCTATCTTAATATGGCAGTTTCAGAAGGGTTTCTAGACTCAGCGCAGATGTTTAGTTCTGTTATTTCACATGCAAAAGAATTAAACTATATTCCTAGATCAGCTCGTTCAGCAAAAGCATTAGTAAACCTTTCTATCAATGTAAATTCTGGTAACACTAATACAATAGAAATTCCCAAAGGGTCTCAGTTTAGTGGTCAAAATGCTAATGGTTCTTATGTATACACTACATCAGAAACTCATATTTTAACTTCTACTTCTTCTACATTTGCGATCAGTAATTTAGACATATATGAAGGTACATATTTTAATGAAACATATATTATAGATGCTAGTATAGGAAATCAAAAGTTTATTATATCTAATAAAAATATCGATACAACAAGTATCGCAGTATCAGTATCAGAAAACGACGGTTTAAATGTAACTGACTTTACACAAGCTTCTAACTTGTATGGTTTAACTAATCAATCAGCTGTATATTTTGTTCAGGCTACACTAGATGGTTATTATGAAATAGTATTCGGTGATAACGTATTTGGTCGTTACCCTCAAAATAATGCGACTATACTTGTAACATACCGTATTACAAATGGGTTAGATGGTAATGGTGTTACTTCATTTAGAGCAGATAGAGATATCGGTTTATATAATAAAGTACAAGCTACAGTTACTGTCACAACAATAGCTGCATCTGTTGATGGTGATTCTATGGAAACTATCGAATCAGTGCGTTACAGAGCTCCTAAGCATTATCAAACTCAAGATAGAGCTGTTAATAATAGCGATTATGCGAATATAATTTATGAAAATTATCCAGTAATTAAAGCTGTGAACGTATACGGCGGAGAAACCGTTTCTGGATCAGTTGAATATGGTAAAGTGTTTATTTCTGCGGTAAGTCGTTCTGGGTCTATTGTAACGGATTCATTAAAAACAGACATCATCAATTTCATTTCAAATAAAAATTCTATTGGTATTAAACCAGTTATTATTGATCCAGATTTTTTATACATCTCACCAACTATAACTGCAACTGTAAATTTCGATAAAACGAATTTGTCTCCTGCAGATGTTAAAAGTTTGTTAGTTCAAGCTACAAAAACATACAATTCTTCTTATCTTCAAAATTTCAATATTGCTTTTAGATACTCTAAATTTTTAGCAAGTCTTAGCAATATCGATGATAGTATAGAAAGTATTCAGTTACAAAATTTACTTAAAAAAATATTTAATACATCTTTAAATACAAATACTTCAATTTCTCTATCATTCAACAATGTTATTTTACCTGGAACTTTGGTAAGTAGTCAATTTCTATTGAACGATGGTAATATATACGTACTTACTGACTATAACCCAAATAAAAATACATTCGTGAGAAGCGGATCTCAATCTACATACAATATAATCAATACAAATAAAGTAATATATTTGAAACAGATAACAGCTGGTAATACTCAGAATTATACAGAAGTTGGAACTTTAGATTATGATACTGGTAACATTCAAATAAAAAGTTTAACTGTTTCTAATTTTTTATCTGATGTTGGTATTGTTTTTTATGCATCTCCAAAATACGAAGACTTGTATGCTGCAAAAAATGATTTAATTGAAATAGATATAGATAACCTTAATATCTCAGTAGTATCTTCATGAATATAGAAAAAAAAATATCGCCTTTTATTGAATTTCAGTTTCCAAGCTTTTATCAAGAAGAAGGACCAAATTTCATTGCCTTTGTTAAGGCGTATTATGAATGGGCTGAACAACAAAATAATTTCATTAACTTATCTCGTTCTTTGTATGAGATTAAAGAGTTAGATACAACACCTAATGATTTCGTCAAGTACTTCAAGAACAAATATATTTCATCGCTTCCAGAATTTATTATATCTGATAAAAGGTTATTAGTCAAGCACATTCTTGATTTGTATAGATCAAAAGGTACACAAAGAGCATATGAACTACTGTTTCGTATGATTTTTAATGAAGAAATTTCTTTGTATATACCAGGAGATTTTATATTTAAACCATCTGAAGCTGCTTGGCATGTTCCAAAATATATTGAAGTATCAGATCATCCATTACTTTCTGAATTAGTTGGTAAAACAATTTATTCTAAAAAAGAAGGTTTAGCTACAGTAGAAAACTACTTCGTTAAAATTGTTAATAACAAAACAATAAACGTACTTGTTTTATCAGGATTGAAAGGTTCATTTAATTTTAATGAGCAGATATACTGTGATGATTTTCCTGAAATTACTACTTCAAATGCTCCTATTATTTTCGGTTCTCTTTCTTCTATCAGTATAACGAATGGTGGGAGTAACTTCAATATCGGTGATTTACTTAGCGTAAATGCTGGTGGTGAAGGTGGTGTAGCTCGTGTTGCTGCAACAAAAGAAGAAAGTGGTAAAGTTGATTTTAACCTTGTTGATGGCGGCCACGGATTTTCTGTTAACGCTATTGTAACTGTAACTGGTGGATATGGCGTTGGTGCATCGTTTCAAGTTGGTGGTATAACAGATAAAAAAGTATATCAAATTGTTTCTGATAAAATTTCAACATACCAAAGCACTGCTATTGAAGATGTAGCTGCAGGCGTCAAATATACAATAAGCAATCCAACAGGTACGTACATAGTTGGTGAAAAAATTAAAAGTTCTGCTAATACCCGAGTATTAGACGTTCAACAATTATACTCTGCTGCATCTAATAATGAATCTTTTTCTAATACATTTTTAGGTATTAATAACCTTATTGCATATCAAGTTGATGGTAATAGTATTTCTATAACTGGCACAGATACTAATTTGACCAATGCTAATTTAGTGCCTGGTATCATATTGATCAGCAATACTTCTTCTTCATTGGTTAAAGTTAATAGAGTAACAGATAAAAAAACAAATGTTGCGAATGGTATTGTTCTTACAGCTAATACTTCTGAAATGCTGTTAAATCAAATACAGGGTAATTTTATTGTTGGTTCTACTGTAACTGGTACTCAGTTTGGTGATAATTATAGCTATACAGCAAAAATAACTTCACAAACTAGATTGACTGATTGGATGTTACCTCGTGCTACTGGTCTTGGTTATAGATCTAATTTAGATACACCATTGAACGTTCTATTGACTGTAAAAAACTTCGAAGTTGGGACAATTACATATCTTAAAAATGTTAATCCTGGTAAAGGTTATTCAGATAATCCTGTTGTGAGCATAATCGAACCAGATATATACGATTTAAGAATCAACAATGGTCGTAATGGTTATTATGGATATGATGCTGTAGTTACTTCTAAAGCTAGTTCTGCTAAAGGTGTTGTTACTGCTCTAGAAATCGTTGATTCTGGATATGGTTATAATTTAAATGAAACTATTTACTTGAGTAATCCTAATAATTCTGTAGTAGTAAGCGGAGTTTCTGTTGTCGATAATAATGGCAAAGGTCAAGGTTATTGGAAAAACAACAAAAGCTTCACTTCAGACACCATAAATATACAAGACAGTTATTACTATCAAAATTTCTCATATGAAATAGTAGCATCACGTATGATGGAAACATATGAGAAATACGTCAAGAGTTTAATTCATCCAAGCGGTATGAAAATGTTTGGTAAGTATGCATTAAATAGCTATCTGATTGACAATTATACTACACCAGAATCATTTTCCATTACGCAGTCATAAATAGATAAAATAAATTGGGTTAAAGAATGGCAGTTTTAACAATCAATCAGTATATCGATACTATCAGTTCTTTCGTTAATAACGTAAAGAGCTCAAAAAATTCGTATTACCTAATTTATGGTAAAGCTGATTCTTGGATCAATTCAAATGGTCAAATAGATGATACAGCTGTTCCTGCAGCTAATTCTTCTGTATATTCATATGAACAGTCTATTTACAAGGATATCGTTTTCGGTAAATTGATTACTTCTGATGATGTTACATATATGATTCCAAGATATAATTGGACTAGTGGTACAGTTTACTCTGCGTATAATCAATCAGAACCTAATCTTTATGATAAACAATTTTATGTTGTGACAGATGCTTATGAAGTATATAAATGTATTGATAACAATAATAACGCAACATCAACAGTAAAGCCATCATTAACAACTACAAGTGGTGTGTTTTCTACTTCTGATGGTTATATTTGGAAATACATGTATAGTATTGAATCTAACGCAAATACTAAATTTACTTCTACTTCTTACATCCCAGTTACTCCAAATAACAGCGTAACAAATAATGCTGTTAGAGGATCTATTGATTTCATCAAGGTAGCTAATACTGGTAATAATTATCAGGCATATAATACTGGTTACTTACAAAATTTCCAAAACAATTATGTAGTTCAAATTGCGAACACAGCTTCACCAATCACAGGTAGATATACAGATTCTTCCATCTATTTGAAGACTGGGTTTGGCGCTGGTCAAATTAGAGACATCATTTCATACAGCGGACTTAACAGACTAGTAACAGTTTCAGAACCATTTAATACTTCTATCGTTTTAAACATACAAGACTATAATGGCGCTTTCGATATTGGTACTCTTGCAACTCAAAGATTAGATTATATTTCTTTTCTTTATCAGCAAGGGTTTTTTAATATAGGAGATCAAATTATACAGTCTGATACTGTTGCAACAGGTAATATTTTAAATGCTAATGTTACTCAGCTCCGTGTAATTAAAACTAGTTCAAACGATTTTATTCAAGAATTACCATTCTATAATACTACACAAAGTGGTGTATTGCAAACAGGTACAGCCGATATTAAAACAAATATATTAAGAACTTTAACTTTAGTTAAACAGGGTTCGGGATATGTTTCTAATGCATCAGTTAGTATAGCTAATTCTGTTACTGATACAACTGGTACTGGTGCGACTGCTAATTCCGTTGCTGCTTTAGGTAAAATTACAGCTGTTAATATAACAAATACTGGATCTGGATATACATTATCTCCAACTGTGACTGTATCTTCACCACCTTCAATTTATTTTGATTCTTACTATAATGTAAATTCAGTAAGCGATTTCATCACATTGCAAGGTTATGGTCAATACTTCGCCAATGGTGATTATGTACGATATAATGTAGCTCTTGGTAATACAGCTTTGGCTGGGTTATCTAATAATTCTCATTACTATGTTATAGCTGCAAATAGTTCTGGATTTAAAATATCAACAAACAGCACTAGCACAACTCCAATTGAATTGACTCCTGGACTTCAAGAGCCAGGGCATTCATTTACTGGTGAAACTGCAGTTGTAAATTCTACTATATTAACTTATACTGTAACTGCAAATAGTGGAACACCATTTACTAATTTTTCTGCTGGTGATTATATAAGAATTGGAACTAACGCTAATACAAATATTAGACGTGTAACATCTGTTAATAGCACTGCAGTATCAGTAAATTATCCATTATCCACAAACGCTATCGCAAACAGCGTATACAAAGTATCATATGCAGCTTTACCTACTTCTGTTACAACTACAGAAGCAAAT